TATGATGAGAGACTACAAGCTGAGTTTCGTGGAAAGAGAAAAAAACTGTATCACCTCCTTCGGGCTGAAGGATACGACCAAATGCCTTTGATTCGATATGAGATGTTGGAATACAATGAAATGTTCGATAACTTCCTAGCCAATGTAGTTGGTTACCCTAAACTACTAACATTGACGATGGGTTTGTTTTGTTCTCCATATGGTGCCACTTCTATTGAAGAGTATTTCGCTAATGGATTCGAAAAGTACTTTACAGAGAGTCCTGGGTATGTTAAAAGTATAAGTCCTGTCTTGTACCAGAAAGTTGTAGCAGCTCTAAATGCAAAATAAGAAAACACACATATCATACTCCGAACTAAAAGATTGGGCCCACTGCCCGCACTACCACAAGAAGAACTGGATTGAGAAGGTTGCTTCATTTGAAGGCAACGAGTATACTGCGTTTGGCACCGCTATTCACGATGTCTGTGAGAAGAAGCTTTTGCGTGAGAATATCGATGAGGCAAAGGTGTTCCAAATTGGATTCGACAAGGAGCTAGAAAAACTTGCGGAAAAAAATATCGAAGTAAATCAGAAGAATGTTGAACAAATGCGAACAGCAGGGCCCGAGGTTTTGGCTGAAGTTGAGGATGCATTGGGAGATTACTTTGGAGATTATGAGGTTTACTCCTCCGAGGAGCTTCTATACGAAGAGATTGAAAACTTTGGATATAATTTTAAAGGTTTTGTGGATGCTGTCGTTAAGGTAGGAAATAAGTATCACATTTTCGACTGGAAGACTTGCTCTTGGGGTTGGGATTCTCGTAAAAAGGCTGAAAAAATGGTTACTTACCAGCTAACCTTATACAAGCACTTCTTCTGTCAGAAACACAATCTAGATCCAAAAGATGTAGAAACTCATTTTGCTTTGCTAAAAAGAACTGCCAAGAAGAATAGAGTAGAGATATTTAGGGTAACAAGCGGCCCGAGAAAAACGGAAAACGCTCTTAAACTTTTATACCAAGCAATATACAATATCCAAAAAGGTTTCACGATTAAGAACAGACTTAATTGTCACAAGCCTTATCCTTGTTCGTTGCGCAACACTGAACACTGCAGATAGGAACTTAAATGTCAGATAAAATTAAGATTTTCACCATCAGCGACCATCCGCTGTCTCCGAGTGGTGTCGGAACACAGACAAAGTATATTATTGAAGGAATGCTTAAAACTGGTAAATACCAGTTTGTTTCTTTTGGTGGAGCTATTAGGCACCCTAATCATGATCCCCAGCACACAGAAGAGTGGGGACAGGATTGGGTTATATGGCCAGTTGATGGGTATGGAAATCAAGATATGGTCCGAGCTATGATTAGACAGCAGAAGCCAGACATCATATGGTTTATGACTGATCCTAGATTTTATGAGTGGCTGTGGGCTATGGAGAATGAAATTCGAACTCATGTTCCTATGGTATACTATCACGTGTGGGACAATTATCCATATCCTAAGTTTAATCGTAAATATTACCTTTCAAATGATCACGTTGCCTGTATTTCAAAAGTAACGCACGACATATTAGAGACTGTGGCTCCCGAAGTGGATTCTTCCTATGTCCCGCATGCTGTTGATGCTGACATATTCAAGCCGGCAACTATTGAGAACGTGAAAACCTGGAGATCCTCTAAAAATTTAGATGATAAATTTGTTTGTTTTTGGAATAGTCGGAATGCCCGAAGAAAACAATCAGGAACTTTAATTTGGTGGTTTAAGGAATTCCTTGACCGGGTGGGACACGATAATGCTTGTCTCATTATGCACACAGACATAAAAGATCAACACGGGCAAGATTTGGAGGCCATAATTCAAGAATTAGGGCTTGTAAATGGAGAAGTCTTATTTTCGAGAGAGAAGGTCAGTGCTGAGGATCTATCAATTATGTATAATATGGCAGATCTAACGGTTTGTATCTCGGATGCTGAAGGATTTGGACTATCTACATTAGAATCACTGTCTTGTGGGACACCAATATTAGTAAATATGACCGGCGGTCTTCAAGACCAAGTGACCGATGGGGAAAAATTCTTTGGAATTGGATTAGAGCCAATCTCAAAGGCCATCATCGGATCCCAGCAAGTTCCGTATATTTATGAAGATCGTCTCTCTAAGGAAGACTTTGTGAGTGCGCTAGAGGAACTATATAGCATGACACCTGAAGCCAGGAGAGAACTAGGTATGCTTGGTCGTGCCTGGACAGAAGATCGATTTTCATTTGAGAAATTTGTTCAAACGTGGGATGAACTATTCACCTCCATACACGAAGAGAAGGGCTCTTGGGAGACCCGCAAGGGCTACAATGCATACGAAGTAAAGGTATTTTAATGTTAAAAAAAGTGATTATAAAAGGACCAATTCTTTCCAGATCGGGATACGGAGAGCAGGCGCGCTTTGCTTTACGTTCTCTACGCTCAAGACCAGATCTTTTTGATGTGTATATAATCAATATCCCCTGGGGCCGAACCGGTCAGATTACAAATAATGATGAAGAGACTGATTTTATTCACGAATCGATTTTTAAAACCCAACATCACGTGAATCAAGGGGGGACATTTGATTTATCACTACAGGTGACGGTTCCAAATGAATTCGAAAAAATAGCCCCAGTTAATATTGGGTATACGGCGGGGATTGAAACAACAAAAGTTTCACCACAATGGATTGCTAAATCTAATGAATCAGTGGATAGAGTAATTGTTGTTTCAAACCACTCTAAAAAAGTTTTCGAACAGACAAAATATGATATAAAAGATCAACAGGGTAACGAGCATAAGGGCTGGGGTATTCAAGTTCCTGTACAGACAGTTAATTACCCAGTCCGTATGTTCGATCCGGAAGAGGTAAATATAGAGTTTAGAACCAGTAAAAATTTCCTTACTGTAGCTCAATGGGGGCCAAGGAAAAACTTGGATAATACCATTAAGTGGTTTGTTGAAGAGTTTGCAGATGATGAGGATGTTGGGTTAGTGGTGAAAACCAATACTGCTTCTGATTCAATTATAGACCGTGAATTTACACAGAGTCGCCTAGAAGCTCTTCTAGAGCCCTACACGAACCGTAAGTGTTCTGTATACCTAATCCACGGTGAAATGTCTCCTGGGAATCTAGCGTGGCTCTACGAGCATCCTACGATGAAAGCAATGATCAATATTGGTCACGGTGAGGGGTACGGACTTCCGCTTTTTGAAGCCGCTTATCATGGTCTACCCTTAATCACCACGACTTGGTCAGGACAGATGGATTTCATCTGTAAGCCCAACAAGAAAGGAAAAAATTATCCACGCGTAGCAAAAGTTGATTTTGACATTAAACACGTGCAACCGGAAGCTGTGTGGGATGGAGTGGTTCAAAAAGATTCCATGTGGGCTTTCGCAAAAGAGAAGTCTTATAAAAATGCTTTAAAGGATGTTTTGAATAAAGACCTTCATTGGCGAAAAGAAGCTAAAGCATTAAAAAACCATATTCACGAAAACTTTACAAGCGAAAAGTTATATCATCAATTTGCTGAATTGGTATACGGTGAGGAATTGATTGTCGTTGAAACAACCGACCTGCCAAAAATTTCAATTATCACGTCAGTGTATGATGGTGACGAGTTTATCCGTCCGTTTTTAGAGGACATTACTAGGCAAACAGTGTTTGAAGATAAATGTGAGCTTATATTAATTAATGCAAATTCTCCTGGAAATGAAGAGGATGTTATTAATGAATATATAGACAGATACCCAAATAACATTGTGTATAAGCGTTTGGATGAAGATCCAGGAATCTATGGAGTTTGGAATATGGGGGTCGAAATGGCCACTGGAGAATATATAACAAACGCTAATTTAGATGATAGAAAATCTGTTAATTCTCTTGAGAGGCATGCCGCCGAACTGCTTGTAAATAATGATGTAGATTTGGTATATGCGGATATGCTGGTGACAGAAAACCCAAATGAGACATTCGATGAGAACACTTCCCAGGGCCGACGCTATAACTTCGCTGAATTTAGTGTTGAAAATCTTAAGATGTCCAATATGCCGCACGCTTCACCGATGTGGCGTAAAAGTTATCACGAGAAGTATGGACTGTTTGATGTTAGCTATCGATCCGCGGGAGATTGGGAAATGTGGTTGAGAGGGGCAACGCAGGGTAGTAAATTTAAAAAGATCAATACATTGCTAGGTTTGTATTATTTTAACCCAAAGGGTATATCAACAAATCCGGAAAACTTTAGTTGGAAAGAAGAGGAAGAAAGAAAAGTGTACAAGAAATACAAAGATGCTACAGAGCCAGATGCTCCCGCGGTAATATTATGATACCGGTAGCGTCAGTTGTTACGCAAAAAACTATATCAGAGTTTAATTTATTAAAGTTTAGTTTTGAGCAATACCATAATTGTTACTGGTTCTTATCATGCGATAAGATTGCCTATGACACTTATCATAACATTTCGAACGTAACATGCCTTAATCTTATTAACACAGATGATTGTGATCACAACATTAATGACGAAACGAAAAAAGATAATTGGATGAAGGTTATGATGACAAAATTTGATGCTTGTTATAAATCAATTGAACAGCACGGTCAAGTTTTGTTTTTAGACTCTGATATGTTATTTGTCAACCCTTTAGAGGATGAAATAATAAATTTGTTTAATAATACAAATGTTGATGCGGCAATCTGTCAGCATATGACAAATAATTGGCAGGTAGAAGCGAAGCATGGGCTGTATAATGGCGGAATGTTTCACATAAAAAGCAAACATTTTCTTGATGCTTGGCATCAGTTATCAACCGATTACAAAAAATATGGATTCTATTTTGAACAACAGCCATTGGAGTTTGTACAAAGAAATTATATATCTCTCAATTTACCAATTAATTATAACATAGGATGGTGGAGATTTAATAATGCTAACACTAAAGGAAGGTTAAGCAAACTGCATATCAAAAACAACTCAATATGGTTTGGTAATAGACCAGCAGTAAACTTTCATGTCCATACAAGTCGGGAATTAGAATATGAAAATTTCGGTCAGTTCTTGGTAGATAAAATATGTGATTTGATTAAGACAAGTGATAATAAAAACTATACTGAACTGTTGCCTTTTATATCTGGACATAATGGATGAAGACTTATTTTTTTCATATAGGATATCAAGAGTATTTAAAAACCACGATTGAGCAAGCTTCAAAAAATAATGATGTTATTTTAATAGGCGATGAATCGAACAAACACCTTGGAAGTATTAACAATGTTCAGCATGTCCATTTAAAAGATCACTACGAAGGTGTAGAGAGATTCTTAAGCTTATATAAGCACATGCATACTGGGGGTCAAAAATTTGAAGAATGGTGTTATATACGCTGGATAGCCGTAAGAAACGTAGCTGTATCAATTAAATGCGATAATCTATTCTACGGTGATTCAGATAATTTAATATTTTCCAATTTATCAGAGGTCTATGATTCCATTGGCAAGCCTGAATTAGCTCTGGCAATACCGGAAAGGCAGCCACCCTTTAGACAGTCCGCTACCGGAGAGGTATCTTATTGGTCCATCGAAGCGCTCGATAGATTTTGCAGCTACCTAATAGATTTATACGAAGATCCATTTGAATTTAGAAAGCTAGTGGAAAAATGGAACTACCACAAAGGTAATAATTTACCGGGCGGTGTTTGTGATATGACAGCTCTGTGGCACTTCACTAGAAAAAACAAAGCTATGATTATTACTGATTTGCTACCAGACAATACAACTTTTGACCACAGCATAAACAACCCAGCAAATTATTATGATGATGAGTATAAGTTTTCTAACGGGGTTAAAGAAATAGAATTTATTAATAATGTTCCATACGGATACAACCTAAGACATGATAAGAAGGTAAGGCTTCATAATTTGCAATTTCAAGGAAATTCAAAAATTCTAATTGATAGATATAAGAGACTCTAATGCTACAGATTCTTCAAGTACAAGATTTTAAAGATGTTGGCGATCCTGTAAAAACTGAAGAAACCATCTACGAGCAACTCCTTTCCAAAAGAGAGGAAATTAACACCGATTATATATATGTCGCGATGCCAATAGCGTGGTATATAAATACCAGAGGGGTGCATTGGACGCAGAATCTTATTAATCAAATCTGTGCTAGCCATGGAAAGCAAAAATTGTTTTTCGTTTGCCAGCACATACAAGTTAAAAACTTAAATTTCAATAATCATTTAGTTTTTACACCTCACGCCACGGCTTTGGATTCATTTGTTGCTATCCCCCATTATGCATGCAGTTATGACTTGTCAATGATAAGGCCGTGGAATGAGCGGCAGTACGAATTTAGTTTTGTGGGGTCATTCAAAACACACCCAGTTCGACAACACTTACAAAATTTACTTAAAGACAGGGATGACTGTTACATTGAAGACACAGGGAATAACTGGCACTTCGAAGAGAGTCCAGAAAAACAAAAAATAAATAGAGATAATTATATTAAGATTTTGGGCAACACCAAGTACAGTCTATGCCCCCGCGGAACTGGGCCTTCTAGTATAAGAATATGGGAATCTATGGCTATGGCAGCATGTCCTGTTATAGTAAGTAATTACTTAAAGATGCCCTTACAAAATCAATTAGATACAAGAATGTGGCTGAGTATTCCGGAAAGAACAAGTCAGATAAAAAATTTGGACATAGGCTCAGGGTATGATAATCAGGAATATTGGAATTTGTTTTCTAATGATAACTTGTGGAAATCTGTGGTTTTAAATTTTGTTTGAAATGTTCAAAATACGCGTGTTATAATAGAAGAGTAAGTAAGATAACTAAAAAATGACGGAAAAACAAAAAGTCCTTATTATAGGCAACAAAGAATATAGAAATTTTAACTTTAACAGAGTTGTTGACAGTTACGATACAATTTATAGATTTAATTTTGCGTGGCCAGGAAAAAATAACGGCACAAAGTTTGGCAAGCTAGCAATGTGTAGTCATATGTATGAAAACTATGTGACTGCTTGCGTCAGCAAGGAAAAAAGTGTCGACAAATATATCCATGAGATAGAAAGAGAATTTTTGTGCGACTGGTATGATTTTTTTGAAGACAATAAGCAAAATTTTGATGAAATCTACTACGAACGCGTCGACACAAAATTGTGTAATAAAATGCTAGAAGACTATAAGAGCCCTCATAGGTTTAGAAAAATGGCTTCGTCTGGCTATTCTGTCATATTTAAAAACTTAGCCGTGGGTAATGAAGTTCACGTTATGGGATTCACCCTATGTGCCGAGGAAACTAGAAAAACGCTTGGAGAAAATGAGACGGTCGTCACATTAAAAAACGGAGGCGGCGGAAGTCACTCATTTTCAGACGAAAGAGATATCCTAGCGTGGTTACACAATAACAAAAAAATTGATGCAACTTTGTGTATGGTGGAAGATACAGAGAAGCTTAGTTTTCGTACAAACCAGTACAGTACAGAGCCCTCTGAAGCTATGCTAGAGTTGCTTAAAGCAGTAGAATAAATAGGACAAAGCCAATGAGTATGAGAATCCAAGGAAAGGTTTGGGGCAAAACCCAAGATATATTTAAAAATTCTAATTTTGAGCTTCATAGGATAGAAGCTAGGAAGGGTGGTTATTGCTCAAAACACCAACACAAACATAAGTACAATGCTTTCTATATTGAAAAGGGTAAACTAAAGATAACTATATATGAAACTGATTATGATCTAGTAGATGAAACTATTATCTCTGACGGTGAAATGACAATAGTAAAGCCCGGGGCATATCACAGATTTGAAGCTTTGGAAGACACCATATGTTATGAGATTTATTGGGTCGAACTAGATCACAGCGATATCGTTAGAATGGACGTCGGTGGCAACATTAAGTACAAATAATATAGGTGTCATACCGGCGCGTTTGCATTCCACTAGGTTTCCAAAGAAAATATTAGCTAATATAAATGGAAAACCCATGGTTGTGCAAACTGCGGAGCAGGTTTCCAAAGCTGAGAGTCTAGACAGGATAGTTATAGCCATTGATGATGCAGAGACATACGAGGCTTTAAAAGATTATGGATATAATTTAGTTATGACGTCGAAAGACCATCAGTCAGGAACGGACAGAGTCGCAGAGGTAATAAAACAAATTAATGATGTCGGTGTAGTTATCAACATCCAAGCAGACGAGCCTTTTATAGACCCTGCACTAATCGACAGACTAGTGGAAGCACACTCAGACCCATCTGTGGGCATGTCAACGCTAATCAGTACTCAACTAACTGCCGAGGACCAGAACAATGATAATATTGTTAAAGCAATTTTGGATAAACACAACTTTGCAATAGATTTTTCAAGACACGCACCGGCAAAATACAAGCATTTAGGAATATACGGATTTACAAAAGATACGTTGTTAAAGTTTGTTTCTCTCGGACAAACAGAGAACGAGAAGACACGGTCCCTTGAACAGATGCGCGCTCTTGATAATGGAATCAAAATTAAGGCCGTTCTAACTAACAAAGATTGTTTGTCGATTAATACATTAGAAGACCTTTCACATATAGGCAAGGAGAAATAATCACAATGATTCAGATTTCTAAAAAATCCTTGAAAAAAGGAATGAAAGACAATATCGAAAGGAAGCAGCCCTCTATAAACGATGTGGTTTTTTATGATGGACTGCCGCTGTTCAGTTTTATAGAACTTAATATTAATGAAATTTGCAACAGAGCTTGTGTTTTCTGTCCACGAGTGGATCCCTCGGTATATCCTAATCAAAATATTCATATGGATATTGAAGTAGCTGAGAATATAGCTGCCCAACTAGAGAAGTTAAATTTTACTGGGATTGTAAATATTAGTGGCACGGGCGAACCCTTGTTGACTAAACATATCACTGATATAGTAGCGGCGTTTGGAAAAAGAGAGATCCATGTTGAAATTGTAACTAACGGAGATGTACTTACACGTAGAAAAGGACCGGAACTGATAAAGAACTTATACGCATCAGGCCTGAAGCAGTTTGTAGTTAGTATGTATGATGGTCCGGAACAGATAGAGGAATTTACTCAATTATTTCAGAAGTGTGGCATAGATAAGAGTCTGTATTCCTTGAGAGATAGATGGTACGATGAATCAGAGGATTATGGATTGTTGTATACAAACAGAGCTGGAAATATAGGGTTCAAACACCTATCAGAAATCGCCAAGGAAAAGTTGATGAAGTCCGGACAGTCAGCCTGCTTCTATACACACTATTCAATGATGATTGATTGGAATGGGGACGCTTTACTATGTTGTCAGGACATGTATAACCGCACAATAAAATTTGGTAACGTCAAGGAAAAGTTATTAATTGACATATGGAGAGATGCCAAACTAATGGAATTTCGAAATAAACTTAAAAATGGGGAAAGATCGCTATCTCCTTGTAATAATTGCAACGCTAATGGTCAAGTTTTTGGAAAAAACCACGTTAAACAGTGGTAGGTAAGATAAGTGGAAATAAAAAATGAATCATGTATTTAAGCCTGTAGGAGATAAAATAGAATTTGTTGGCGATTTTGAGTCGCTCTACAAATCGGAAGATGATCCCTGGGGGCAATCTGGACAGACAGGCAAGATGGGTTTATACTACAGCCACAGCAGGAGAAGACTGTGCGCGCAACTAAAAAAAATTAATCCTGGCACTTTGCTGGAAATAGGTTCTGGGCTTGGCTACAAACTTAATATTATTCAAAAACATTTTCCCAATTGTAGTGCAGTAGGCATAGACATCAGTCAGACTGCTACAGAGAGAGCCGCAAAGTTGTTTCCTCACTTAAACTTTATAGTGGGTGACATCAAAAACCCGAATTTTAATTATTTTAATTTAGAAGAAGAGTACGATGTAGTCATTCTAAGTCAGTTACTATGGTACGTATTGGAAGATCTACCACAGGTATTTGAAAATTGTTTATCGGTCCTTAGTGCTAACGGCAAACTAGTAATCTGTCAAGCATTCTTAAAGACCCCTCAAAAGTATGGAAAAAATATTTGTGATGGGTTTGAAGGATTATTACAAGTTTTAAAAAATAGCAAACTTAATGTAGAATATTTTCATTTAGATGACAGTGATTCTTTCATCCATAATGATGGCATTGTTATTCTTAGCCGCAAATAGTAAAGTAAAAATGGAGAAAATAAGTGAAAAAATGTCGTTTATGTAAAAATACAAAGTTGGTGGAGTATCATAAATTTGATGCGTGCGATATGCTGTATAAATGCAGTGCGTGTGGATTCGTGCAAATGATGGTACCAGAAGAAGACCAACTAGACGGTGTAGCTGCCTCAGAATCCATTTCTCAAGATGTCGACAGAGATACATCACCAGAAGATATGAAAATAAATGAAGAAATAGGCTTTGTCGGGGCTATGTCTAGGATGAGTCACGTTCTACGGCAAGATTCAGCCCGTATAAACAGAACGGTAGGAAAGTTACTTAACGAGTCTGTCGAACCGTCTCCAAAGTTTATCGATATAGGGTCAGGCTATGGCTTTCACTCTTTTAATCTCAAAAAAGAGTATCCTAATTTAGATGTACATTTGCTAGAGATAAGTGGAGAAAGAATAGATTCTGGTATTAAAGAATTCAAACCTAACATAGATGAGTTTACTTTTCATCACAACATATTAGATGATAATTTTGCTTGTGAACATTTTGAGAAGTTTGACATAAGTTTTACTTTTCACGTTTTGGAACATGTTTATGATATAAAGAATTTTATTAAAAATATGTTTGCCATAACAAAAAAAGGCGGAACTATGATTCTGGAAGTCCCAAATGAAGATGATGAGTTATGTTTATTGTCTCCTAATTATAGAGAGATAATTCACTTCCCTGCACACGTCTCGTGTTTTACAAAAGATACCTTATCTAGACTTGTAAAAGAGTCAGGAATTTACGATAAAGTAGATATGAGCTTTGTGCCGATTCAAAGGTATGGATTTTTTAATTATATTGATTGGCTAAGGCACAATGAAAAAAGAAAGGTTTTAAGTGATGACTACATCCCAAGAGAAAACCCCAGCTGGATTGAGAAAAAATGGTTAGAGACAAAAGAAAAAAACTATACTACAGATTCAATTGTAATGGTGTTAAAGAAAAATGATAATTAAACAAGCAGATAAATGTTACGTAGAGACTGTCGATGGTATTAGATTGATTGATACCACTATGGGCTCCGGAGCACAGATAATAGGTCACAACAATAAATTGATTAAAAAAATTGGTGAGCAGATTACCAAGGGAACCATCTACACAATCCCCAACTGTCATACAGATAATGTTAATTCATATTTAAAGGAGCATATTAATCCTGATCTTCACGGAGAATACATATTTTGTAACTCAGGCACCGAAGCAAATATGCGGGCTATAAGATTAGCTCGTGCCTATACTGGCAAAAGCTTAATTGGAAGGTTCCACGGAGGTTGGCACGGTGGTCTTGATGGGTTCTTGGAGGAGCACCCGAGCAACAAGGGGGTTCCAAAGGAGGTAAACGATCTTTTCAAGGTGCTGCCATATAACGACGAAAAATGCTTTGAGATGATAACCAGTAACATGGCTGCAGTTATAGTAGAGCCCGTACAAGGATCAAATCCTAGATCTGATGTGCAAGAATTTTTACATAAATTAAGATCTCGCTGCTCGGAAGTGGGGGTTCTATTAATATTTGATGAAGTTATGACCGGATTCAGGCTGTCTGCTAAGGGCGGCGCCGGACTTTTTAACGTTCGTCCTGATATCGTAACTTATGGAAAAGTCCTAGGTGGTGGCTTTCCAATTGGGGCTGTTGGCGCCACATCAAAAATAATGAAAACAAAGAATGTTTTTTATGGTGGAACATTTTCGGCAAACCCGTTAAGTATGTACGCGGCCAGTTTAATACTAGAAACCATTGTTGGTGAGGAGCATATCCAGTATGCCAAATTGCAAAGCGCTGGCGAGATGTTTAGGGATGAACTAAATAATTTCTTTATTTCTGAAAGCGTTAAGATGAGAGCAATAGGCTGCGGCCCCCTTAGTCGAATCATATTCACTGATAAATTTATTAAAAATAGGAAAGATAGAGATGAATTTGAACCGCCAAGGGCCCAAGAAGAATTCTCTGACAGATTGAAGCAGGCGGGAGTTTTTGTAAATGGAAATGGTCTGTATCATTTCTCCATGAGTCACACACCTGATGTTGTTCAGGAATTGATATGCAAAATTAAAGAAACTTGTTTAGCTAATGAAGGTATTTAAGCAAAAACAATACGTTGAGGATGTATACAGATACGCGAATCTGCAACAAGAAGATATTATCTTGTATATGGGCGGCCGCATTGACGATAATAATCTATACCCAAAAGGGTACACGGAATTTCTAAATGCAAAAATACAAGATCTAAAGCCAACCAAGATAATCTGCCACAATCACTGGTATGCTAAAAAATACTATCAGAGTGGAATCTTATCTAATGATACAAAAATAGACATTATTTTTACGTACTACAACTATGCCACTAGCGGCAAGATTCAAGCGATTAATCCCGATGACTATAGAGATAATCGTGAATGGATGAAGATCCTCACAGAGAAAAATGGTAACATTGTGTACGGAATGTATATTTCAGAAGGGAATAAGCCCTCCAAAGTGGATATTGATGACTCGTGGTTTGCAAATAACTATAATATAGATAATGTTAAATATTTTACCTTCAATAGAGGGTACACCCCACACGGCCTCGGAGCTGCGAATTTGGGACACGGCTCTCACACAAGAAATGCTAGTGACGGATTTGGATGCTTGAGAGACCTAGTAATGTCGGGCTATAAGAACATAAACATAATTGGATTCTCAGCGTTTGGATCAAACGAAAGTATGGATTATCATAGTTTGTATAAGTGTGGAGGAGATAAAAGATTCCTAAATAAAAAGCTTTTTGATCTGAAAACATCGGAAGATCTAAAAGCAGAGTCAGATATAATGAAATATTGGGTTAAAACTAAAACAATAAATAACCTAGAAGATCACGACGAGTTGATTTCACATATTTATCGCGTAAATAAAAAGGATAACAAATAAAATGCAACAAATAGCAAAACATTTTTTTGATAGGGTGCGAGATGCAAAAGTACAAGATTATCCATTTGAGCACCTAGTGATAGATAATTTATTGCCCGATAGCTTTTATAAAAATCTCGCTGCACAGATAGCGTCTGAGGATTTTCATAACAACTATCAAAGGGGAGCCTACGGTAACATTGAACGTTACGCTGTAGATTTGACAGATTATGGCGCCTTCCGCGGTTCGTCGTCCCCGGTCTCTGCTACCAAACTTCATCCATTTAATTACAATAGACTATTAGAGAGAAACCAGATATATATTGATGCTTTTGTTAAAATGCTTCTAGACAATCACGGTGATTTCTACTCTCTGTTGTCCTCTAGGTTGCCAACCGAAAGAGCCCAGGATAATTATTTTTTTCATATAAATATGACTAAAGATAGTGTAGGCTATGAAATAGGTGCGCACTGTGATGACGAGCAGAACATATTTACAATTTTATTTTACACCCCGGAGACGGAGGAGAATAAGGAATTTGGGCTGCATGTCTGCAAAGAAAGAGTAGACTTCATGCCAAACAGGATGGTGATATTTGCTCCCTCTAAGCCAAACACTCGCCGTCCTGCGACGTGGCACGAGGTGAAGCGCTTGTCAAGTAACCTTGTGGGAACCAGAAATTCATTTCAGATGTTTTTCTGCAAAAAGGTCTGATAGGGTGCAGCCTAAAGAAATTGGTCAAAATAATCATGTTAGATACTAAATTTATAATTGCTGGACCGTGTGTGCTGGAATCGAAGGCGTTATGTCTGGAGGTGGCAAAATTTTGCAAGTCCATTTGTGATGAATATGGTTTTACATATGTTTTTAAGGCTTCCTTTGATAAGGCAAATAGAACTTCTATTACTTCTTTTAGAGGCCCCGGACTTGAGAAGTCAATTGAAACGTTCATAGAGCTTAGAAAATATGTCGACCTAATAACAACCGACATACACGAACCACATCAGGCAGAAAAAATTGCACCGTATGTTGATGTATTACAGATACCAGCCTTTCTCTGTAGGCAAACAGATCTTTTAACTGCGGCAGGTAAAACAGGAAAAATTATTAATATTAAGAAAGCTCAATTCTTATCCGCGGACAAGATGAAACACGCGATTGAAAAAGTGTACAGCACCGGTAATAGAAATGTGATGCTAACCGAGCGAGGCTCAATGATGGGCATGAATGATTTGGTGGTTGATTTTAGAAATATACATATATTGAAGCAGTTTGGGTGTCCAGTGGTAATGGATGTGACCCACGCGTGCCAATCATATAAGCAAACTAATGGCGTAACGGGTGGAAATAGGCTGTATGGACCCCTGTTTGCACAGTGTGCTAAAGTATTCGGCGCTGATGGAACTTTCGCTGAAGTCCACCCGGATCCTGATTCCGCATTAAGTGATTCAGCGAATACTATGAACTTTAATATGTTTGAAGATATGGTAAAATCGTTAGCATAGAAGTTGAGTCAGTAATGAGTGAAGATACAAAAATTTATGATGTTGGTTCCCCATACCAATTAGCGGAAAAGGTATTAAACTTTTTTATGTCCTTGGATCTTAGGGGCGGCTTTTTCCTAGAGGCCGGAGCCAGTAATGGTTTTTGGCAAAGTAATACATACTATCTAGAAAAGGCACTAGGGTGGAGTGGAATCTTGGTAGAGCCAAACAAGCAAATGTTTGAAATTTGCAAAAACAACCGAAATAGTGAAAAGAATTATTTTTATAATTGTGCTCTAGTATCAAGCGCTTATTCGGATGACACAATAAGTGGCTACTTCAATGAAAAAGACTATGAAAATATTATGATGGCTCAGGTAAGAGGGATTGAGCAGCCAGACGAAAGAAAGAGGCGCTGGTTAGGAAAACAGCCTGTATATGTTCCAGCTAAGACACTTAACAGTATCATGGAAGAGGTTGACCAGAAAATTGATTTTTTGTCTTTAGATGTGGAAGGTTATGAGTTAGAAGTCCTGGACGGTGCAAAAATCGAAACCCATAGACCAAGATTCGTGTGTGTGGAAGTGTGGCCATTTCTTAATCATCGAGAAGAAGTTGAAAATTATTTCACCGAAAGAGGTTATGTAATAAATCAGTTTCTTAGCGAAAGAGACATACTATTTGAAGACAAGGAAGAAGAATGATTTATTACGTTGATATAGATGAAACAATTTGTGAGTACGAGGGAGTAAGGGAGTACCCCCTTGCTAAGCCAATTAAAGATAATATTGAAAAGATAAATAAATTGTACGATGATGGACATACAATTGTTTATTGGACCGCGAGAGGAACTGTCACAGGACTTGATTGGGAAGAGTTAACAGGTAAACAATTGAGAGAGTGGGGCGCTAAGCATCACGAATATAGACTTGGTAAGCCTGCTTATGATGTATTTATTTGTGATAAAGCATTTAATACTTCTAATTTTTTTAAACAAGATGGTTGAAAAGTTAATAGTTACTGGCGGTTCTGGCATGGTTGGAACTGCTTTCAAGCACGTATTCCCGCAGGCTGAATATCCCGATCGCCATGAGTTGTGGAATATGATGACCACTGCCGTAACAAACAATAACGATGTATTTGCCGGAAAAAATATTATCCATTTGGCAGCGAAAGTTGGCGGTGTGAAAATTAATACGGAAAAGGTAGCGGACTTCTATATGGCCAACTCTGTCTTAAACCAAACTCTACTAAGTGCCTGCTCGCTGACAAAAGCTAATAAAGTTATTTCCCTGCTGTCAACGTGTGTATATCCGGATGCGCCATATATTACGTACCCTTTAACAGAGAATCAACTACACTTAGGGCCGCCCCATGAGTCTAATTTTGGCTATGCCTACGCTAAAAGAATGGTTGATGTTATGTCCAGGTCTTATCGACAGCAATATGGGTGCAACTTTATTACAGCGATTCCTAATAATCTTTATGGTGAAAACGACAATTTTGATCTAGAGAATAGCCATGTTGTTCCTGCAATCATAAGAAAAGTTTGGGAAGCAAAAATCAACAATAGCCCTTCTATAGAGTGCTGGGGAGACGGCTCTCCATTGAGGGAGTTTACATATTCACAGGATATCGCACATATACTGCTATTTTTAATGGATAATTACGATGAACCAGAGCCAATAAATATTGGAAATACAGAGGAATATTCTATTAGAGAGGTAGTAGAGACAATCTGCAGTATTTTAGAGTACAAAGGTGATGTGGTATGGAATACAGATAAGCCCTCTGGACAACATAGAAAACCATCCTCCAATAAAAGACTGCTAGATTTGGGATGGAAAAACGAATGGTACACTCCTTTGCGAAAAGGATTAAAAAAGATGTGCGAGTGGTTTATAATAAATTACCCAAACGTTAGGGGGGTCTCTTGAAAACAGCAATAATAACGGGTGTTACCGGGCAAGATGGATCGTATCTGTCTGAACTACTGTTGTCCAAAGGGTATAAAGTAGTGGGACTAAAGAGAAGAACATCCCTAATAAATACAGATAGGGTAGATATGTTTTATGATGATCCTAATTTCATTCTAGAATATTGGGATTTGAACGATGTGGGCTCTCTGTACCGTCTGCTTAATCAACATAAGCCAGATGAAATCTACAATCTTGCCGCCCAATCTCACGTCCGTGTGTCGTTTGATATACCTGAACACACTGTCGATGGTGTGGCTTTAGGAACCTTAAGAATCTTAGAGGCTATCAGAAATATCAATAGAGACATAAAGTTTTATCAGGCTTCTTCATCTGAGATGTACGGCGATGCACCGTGCCCCAAAACTGGTTATACTGAAAAGAGCAGGATGACTCCCGCCTCGCCATATGCTTGTGCTAAGTTGTTTTCTCACAATTTGGTTAGAAACTATCGGGAATCCTATGGATTACACGCATCGAGTGGAATTCTGTTTAATCACGAGTCACCACGAAGAGGGGAAACTTTCGTGACCAGAAAAATAACTCAGGCAGCTGCAAGAATTAAGTTAGGGCTGCAAGATAAGTTATATCTTGGTAATTTGAATGCCAAAAGGGATTGGGGATTTGCAGGAGACTATGTGGAGGCGATGTGGTTGATGCTACAGGCAGACGACGCTGATGATTATGTTATTGCTACAGGCAGAACAAATACAGTAGAAGAGTTTTTACGTCATGTTTTTGATTACGCTGAATTGGGCGACTACAACCAGTATGTTGAAATTAATCCTAAATATTTGCGACCTCATGAGGTGCCTTACCTTCTTGGAAATTCAACAAAGGCAAAGAATCAATTAGGATGGCAGCCCCGGGTATCGTTTGAAAATTTGGCACAGACAATGTATGAAGCTGATTTAAAGGAGGCACTAAGAAATGTCTAGATGTTTAGTTACTGGCCATAAGGGTTATATAGGCTCAAAGGTATACGCTCGTCTTTTAGAGGAAGGACATGAAGTGATGGGGATTGATTATAAAGATGATCCATCACAAGACGTTTCACTCGTTCTTAAGGAAGATCCAGAAGGTCAGTTTAATTCAGAATACTATGATTTTAAGCCAGAGTACATTTTTCATCTAGCTTGTATCCCGCGTGTGGAATATTCAGTTGAATATCCTGTTGCAACTATGTTGAATAATGTTATCCAAACTTCGCACGTATTAAATTTTGCGCGGAAAGTTGGAACTAAGCGCGTTATATACTCTGGCTCGTCCTCTGTGGTGGGAAATGGAGACGGACCAGAGAGTCCGTATGGATTACAAAAACTAATCTCTGAGATGGAGTGCGAGCTGTATTCGAAGCTATACGGCGTCGACACTGTAACTCTAAGGTATTTTAATGTATATTCTCCATGTCAGAAAGCAAACGACGCGTATGCGACCGCTATAGCTAATTGGATGCACTTCATTAAGACTGGACGATCTCCGTTTATTACAGGAGACGGCAACCAACGGAGAGATATGGCTCACATAGAAGATATAGTCTCTGCTAATATGTTTGCAATGAAGTATACAGGCGATTTTATGGGTCGCTATTATGATGTTGGTACCGGCAATAACATATCTTTAAATGAGGTTAAGGATATAGTTTTAGAGTACCACCCTTATGTGGAATTTGAGTATCGGCCCCCAAGATCAGGAGACGTTTTGGAGACCAAAGCAGATATTACCCCATTATTAACGATGGGGTGGTCTCCGTCTGTTCCCATACGGGATGGAATAAAGGAATGTTTTAATTTTAAATTACAAGGAGAATAAGATGAGACTATCAAACCAAGCTGTGGGAGCCCTGATGATGGCTCTACAAAGATCATTAATGGAACAATCCGACATCGTTCCGGTATTGCAGGATATGGATTTTCAGGTGAACCCCGAGGATTCATCACACTCAGAGTTGGTTGTAACTAATCCACCAACAATTAATTTTGACAATGTCGAACTAAACAAGGAAGGATAATAAAATGTTTAAGAAGACTACTACAAACCCTACAAACCCGCGCTATGTAACGGAGAGGCAGGCCAGGGAGCTAGCAGACGAACTTGTTCGAACCGCTCTCAGAGAGCAAGCCAGAGATCTAGAAAAGCATCTTATGGATATTGATAAGCGCTTAAGGGAACTTGAAAAGCGCAGCTGATGCCACGATATCAATATCACTGCACAGCATGTGAAGAAATCTCAACTATATACCACCCTTCATCCGAGACGCAATCGGTTTGTCCAAAGTGTGATTCCGGATCCACTCTAGTAAAGCTCTTAACAACATTTACTACGAGGAAAAAGGGAACAAAATCTAATAAGGTTGGTCAAGTTACAGAGCAATTTATAGAAGATTCGCGTCAAGAGCTGGAAGAGCAAAAAGAGCAACTAAATAAAAATAAATAATGTTCATTTATATTGTATTAATCATATCCCTTGTAATAAACGCACTTTTGGGTTGGTATATATCCAGGATGTTACAGAAGTTTATATTTATTTCGGACAATATGTCTGATCTGTTTTTGACCACAAAGGCATTTCAGGTATTTGTTAAAGATATGTATAGTATGGATTCTTTCCATGGGGAGCCAATAATACAAGAATTAGTATTAAGAATAAGTGAGGTTAATGATGAAATCTCAAACTTTAGAGAAATATTTGAATACACTATAGATGATGAATTAGAACAAGAACTTGAGGAAGCATTAAATGCCGAGGAAGAAGAGCAAGAAAAATCATTACTTTACGCAGGTACACGAAGACGCAATAGTTAAATATGCCCTGACAAACGACAGGGAATTGCGATCTAAGTTGTACGAAGAGTACATACAGCCTGCGTTTGACGATATGGTAGATAAAATAATTTACACTTATCGTTTTACCACACTACCAAACATTGATTATCTGAGAGCAGATTGTAAAGTTTGGCTAACCACTATTTTAAACAAATACGATCCCAATAAAGGCTCAAAAGCTTTTTCGTATTTTTCAGTTGTAACGAAGAACTGGTTTATTCATAAAGTCAAGAGAACTAAGAAAAGACTTCAAACCGAAGTTTTTATGGAAGATGTTCTTAATGAAGCGGACGAAAACCTTGTATCAGATGAACCAAGCTACTACGACAAAAGATCAGAGATGGAATTTTGGATGTCCCTTAATAATGAGATAGACACCTGGGATTCGTTTATGATTAAAGAAAATGAGAAAAAGGTTCTTATGGCCGTCCGCATTCTTTTGGACTCCGCTGAACAAATAGAAATTTTTAATAAAAAAGCTATTTACTTATATCTTCGCGAACTTACGGGACTAAACACCAAGCAGGTTGTCAACAATCTTAATAAGCTTCGAAAAAGATACAGGACGTTTAAGACAAAATGGGAAAACAGCGAGATCTAAGCTTAGAACATTACATCGAAGAAACCACGACAAACATTAAAGAAGATCGTGCGATGGCCAAGTCCTTGCTGATGGACGTAATGGCTGATATGAAAGCCTCTCCCGCCGATAGAAGAGAGATGGGTCCGATCGCGGCCAAGTATGTAGAAAACCTTCAAAGATCCAACGAGCAGATGGTGAAGCTCGCTGCCATCTTGCAGCGTCAAAAGACCGGACAGGTCGGGCTTACAGACGACGACAAAGAACAGCTATTTGATTTGCTAAATGAGGGTAAGCAAGAATGACAATTAATTATGAAGATATCCTCGACTTGTATGGAACTTTAAATGACTTGGGAGTCCCTGATGGATTGTCAGGCGACCGAAGAACATTATCAACGACAGACGCTATTTCATCTGTTTTGGAAAACGCCTTTACTCCGGATGTTTTGGATGGTAAAGGTTTGTTCAGTGGGATTGTTATGGCGACCCTTCCAACTACAAAGCCTACATTCTTATCATTCAAAGATAATATAAATTATATAAATTCTATAGCACAAAATCCTACGGGAGAGTTACAGGATCTTCACTTTATCTATAAGGTGTATATTCCTGAGATTGACCCAAGAGAAATTATTCTAAATACCAGTAGAAAGAAAGCTTGTGAGGGACTAAGTTTATCACAAAGAATTACTACTTTACCAACTGCTGTGATCGGATCTGGTTTTTCAGAAGATAAATCACAACAAGCTATAGTGCCGGGAACTTTGGTGGATATACGATTCAATGATGCAAAAAGATTTTTGCGTCCGATGATCGTTGGAGTAAGTGGAAAAGTTTTTGATGTTGATTACACACAAGAAGATATAGGTGTTACGTTTGCCAACGGCATCCCAGTTCAGGTTGTCGACACATCTGGTACTCGTGTTTCAAGTAACGCTAAATCGTTTTTCTACGACCTCCGTAACTCATCTTATCTTGATGGGTACTCGGATATATTTCTAATGGGCTTGACTGCAAATGCGCAAAGAGAATCCGCATTTAATGCCGCGGCAAACGGTGATAAAAGAGCAAACACGCGGGACCCTGATTCTTTGGCGATTAACGTAGGAGGGACTTATTATTGCTCTTTTGGTTTATGGCAATTGAATGTGTGCGGTACCGGCGGCGGGGGACAAAGGTTTGCTAAATATCATGATATTGATTTAAAAGACTCAGCTAAATTATATTCAGCGATAACGGACAAAGAAAAGCAGTATGATTTTATAGCTAACGACACTGTTATTAAAAAATTATATAAGGACAATGAAGGACTGGTTAAAAACGCCGGCGAATGGGCTGCCTTAATAGCGGTTAAGTTTGAGAGATGCACACAATGCAAGCCGCTATACGACAAGAGTGGAAAATATAAATCAACTTTAGCAAGAGTTAAGATTGCGAATGGCCTAGAGGAAGAGTTGGGGACGACCGTACCTGAACAGAACTATACCCCTGCTACGCCTCCCGTGAGCAGCACCCCGTCAGAGGTGTCCGACCCCGACGAGGATCTTTTCACTCCTGCAACCGACCCAAATGCTACCAGCGAGAACGAGGTCAATTGGGCAGACTACGAGCCCGTAGAGTAAGAATAGAGATAAACTATGACTAGACGAAGAAAATCATATTCAGCGATTAACTCTAACCCTGATGACGCACAACTAAAAGAAGAGCTTGATAATGCTACTCCTGCTGGAAAAGCCGATATTCACGGTGTTGCATCGCAAGAAACTAAAAATAGGGATGTTCCTTCACTTATCGTCGCACCAAATGAGAAGGTTGTCAAAAAAGGCAACGCGTCCATAAGGTTCGGCAAAGATAGACCAGCAGATCTTTATTCTGGCAGAGGGGGCAAAGGTAATAGTCACTGCGCCGCAGTTGACATAGTAGCAGGACATCAAGGTTTTCTTGCTGCTGACAGGGGCCCCCGAGGTAAAAAGCTTTATGTTCATCCAGATTTTAAAATGGATGCAGCGCGCATCTATGTGAGCCAAAAGTCAGACATTGATGACTACTTGAATATAAATAGAAAAAACCTGAAGGGCTCAACAAATTCAGTTTTTATGAAATCAACTGTTGCTTTAAAGGCAGATACAGTAAGGATCGTGGCAAGAGAGAACATTCGACTTGTTACAAGAACGGATGACCTCAATTCGCAGGGCGGAAAATTATCAAACGCTGACAAGAGTGGGTATGGTATAGATCTCATTGCTATGAATGATCCAGAAGACTTACAGCCTCTAGTAAAGGGCGATAGTTTAGTTGAATGTCTTGAGGCAATTTTGGAAGTCATACAAAGCGTTGGCCTGATACTTGATAACTTTATGGAGTATCAGAATAAGTTCAATAGAACTGTGCAGAATCACACTCACATGTCTCCTTTTTATGGAACTGAAACTGCAGTTGATTTTAAAAACTTGTTGCTAGCCGGCGTTGAAATGGCGATCAATAGCACTCTCAACTGTCAGGTCCCAATGATTAAAGACTTACCATTCCAATCCACCGCGGTCGTAAATGATTACCTTGCCGGCTCTGGCGCCCCAGGTGAAAAATATATCTTAAGTTTGTATAACAGGACTAACTAACAATGGCAATTCCTCCAATAGCACAAATATCTCTGGATTCTAGTATTAATAGAGCGGTCCCAGGCATTCCGTTTGTACACAAAATTAACTTTTCTCCATACTATTATGTAAAAGTATTTATTCCGCGAACAGTTCGTCTTGAAGAGGAGCCTTTGCAGGCTGAATATGAGCGTCTTGCAACAAACTATTTTTTGGAACACTATTTTCCTGAATATTACCCTTTAATTGTTGACATAGACAATTCTGATTACTCTGAGTACAGGGCAGATTTTGAATCCTTAAAGGAAACAATTGAGAATTCTATTAGCTTCTATAGAAAACAACCATTAAGACCAAGAGTTAGAGTTTATAAATTAACTTTAGGTTCTGGGTCTGACAGGGTTACTCCGTATGATATACGTGCTGAGTATGAAGCAGAGGAGAAACTTCCAGATTTTGAGGACGCGTTAGAGTTCTTTAACAACGAAAGAGACGTTGGAGAGATAGACGCCTCGGTTAGTTTTCAGTTTACAAATTATCCAAGTGAAATGGACAAGCTTGGAGGGTTTATAAGTGAATTTACCCAAGCCATAGCAGGGTTTCAGACCATAGGCACTGTTCCGCCTTCTTTAGCTGGAGACGGTTTAGGGCCATCAACAAAACTAATAATCAACACACTTCTAGATGTGGTATACGAAAGTGTGGATTTAAAGACTAACCAAAGTGAATTTTTTGATACCGACTACGTTAGGGTATTCTTTGACGACAAGGGAGTGGATCGTCAGAGAATTGTAAGAATTGAATACTTTATTTTAAACGTAACCCGATCTGAGACCATGGTCGGAAAAATTGGATTTATAACAAACTCTAAATACAATCCGGTTTTCAAAGATGTTTTGGCTCTGAACACAATAAGAAACTATCGTGAGTTAATTGACAACGCTGAAAGATCTTCAAATTTGGGACAACAATTTCCTTTGTTTAGCACCACCGACGCGTCCGGACTCCGCACGGTTGGAGCCTTTGAATTATTAGGATCTGGCTCCATCCCCGGTCTTGGAACTCCGCTAATGGGAAACATCCCCGGATCCCTAACACCAGGAAACAATATTTTTGGAAATAGGTCTACAGACGATCTTATTGATATTGGTGACGTAAGCCAACTACAAAAAACTTTTTCTTCAATTTTAACAAAAGACGAATTGCAACAAGAGCTGGAACAAGCTGAGGACGAAGCTACAAAGAAAAGGGTCCTGCAGTCCGAAAAAGCCAAAAAATTAAATGCAGGAATACAAATATTAGATAATGTTGATGCAGTTTTGAATTTCAATATTCCATTAGGACCAAACGATTCAAAGGCTGCAAAAGCAGTAAATCACGTTCTAAACCAGTTTGGCCTCCAGGCGTTAGTAAAAGAGGCTATTGTATGTCTCACGCTAGGACTCGGAGCAACGGCTTCAAGGATTACACAATCAGTTAGAAATTCTATTGTCCAGGAGGCATCCTCTTTACGCGCTGAACCAACCCCACCCTCAAAAGAGCTGAACATCGAGAGGCCCTCCCTTGGCCAGCAATTGCAATTGCCATTTTCTGTAAATGGAGATATTCATAAGCAAATTGCGAATATTATTTTAGGTGCTGTTGCCAATGCGGCGTTTGAAATAATTAAGTCCCTGACAGAGTTGTTACAGTTTAACTGTAATTCTATTCTAAGGGGAGAAAACAGACCTTCAGTCGATGTCGGGCAGATATTAAAAGATGAAAATGATAGAGCAGGAATAGATTTTCCCAATCTTGAAGAAAAACTACAAGCAGAATTTGCCGCGGACGGGATACAGCTTCAACAAGTTTACCAATATTTTTCGGATGTTTCGTTGGAAATATTAGATCCAATAGAAATTTGTAGGCTGCTTAACTCCCAGACAGAGGTCGAGCAAACAACATACGATAACATCCTCCAATATAATCAAACTTATCCTCTACAGCAAATTAGAGATAACGTAAACACAATTAGTGCCATCAATGGTTACTTCGCTTCTATGTCTCGGTTTGTCGATACCGTAACTATATGTAATGATATTATTAATAATAATATTGCCGGTATTATTGAGAACTGTGAGATTTGTTTGGATGAAGACTTTTTTGAATCTTCGCCGGCCCTAGAGGAGCTTCTTAGAATTTCGGAGGAAGGAATACAGATACAGCCCCCTCAAATTGATTTCTTGTGCCCAGATTCCCCAAACTATTTAGAAAACCCAATAGCAACGACGATTTTACCAAACTTATTTGATACAGTTCTAAACACAACTAGAACATATATGGCTGGTTCACTTGAAGCTGCTCGAACTTCGTTACTAGACTTAACGGTCCTGAATGATGAAAATCAAGACCTTTCAGCGTCCCTGGATACGGCGGGCGTAGAACGAGAAGGCGCGCCGTTTGACCCGGCAGTTCTTGGTATAATTACAGAATTGTTTGATTTCTTTGGCACCGTTGGGGAAACAGTGGTGCAGGAATTAGACTCCGGAGTTTGCCAAGATATAGACAGCGCCAAGATCCAGAATATCATTGATAATGCATCGCTCATTGTTAATACAATCCAAACGGCGCTTGATGAGGTACCTGAAGTTCTTGAGGAAGTCAACGATAAGGTATCTTCGATCCAGGCGCAGGGTGTTGGCGCCTCTGGGTCTATAGCTCACACCCAAGAAGTTTTCCCCGAAGGATTTAAACTAAGGTTCCAGAACGGAATTCAGCTCCCAGACTTTATAGTCTCATCATTAGGAGTTGAGGGTGATCTGGCACCATCAGGATCAATCTATGCATCGTCATATACAACCGCACCTCAAGCAAATGAGCAGGTAGACATAAAACTATTGTATAGACCATCCGGATCAGTTCAAAAATTTGAAATTCAATATCCAGAGTGGACACCAAACACCGAAAGTTATTTAAATTTTTCTTTGAAATTGGATGATTTGTCTGATGGATTGACGGGAACAACAGAAAACGTAGTTCCGGTGCAATATAGGCAGCTTCCAGCAGATCAAAGTTATCAGGACTTTAACATAAATCCATACGTATATCGGTTTATTCAGCCAATTTTAGCTTCACAAAACAACAACTTAGCTGAAACCGCCGAAGTAAATAATTTGATTGGTGAAGTATTTCCAACTGTCTATGGTAGTTTGTATCGTAAGTTATCAACATATGTTCTGAATAATGGCGCCTTTAGCGTAGAAGGCATAAATAACCTGCAATTCTTTAAAAATAATGATCTATGCGACCCCGCCGATGTTGGAGACCTGTTTGACACTGATGGCATCCTAGATCAGATGAAAAAAGAGTACGCCGCTGCAGCGTGCTTTGACAACTCTCCTGATAAGGACAAAGTGAGAAATACACTTTATTATGGTCTTATGCTAATGCTGATTCAGACGATAATAGGTGAATTTATTATTAAAAATATAGTTGTGTTCACAGCCTTCAGAATGGAAGACATCTTTAATCTTCCAGGCTTTAGGGATATCATGATAGACGAGATTGTTAAATCTTTCCAAAAAATAAGGCTAGATGGAGATTCGGTGTTAGAAAGGGAGCTGTACAGTTATTTTGACCGACTGTCAATCAGGCCCCCTACCATTAACAATGGCGGAATAAGACATACTTATCCACCGTTTGAGATCCCTCCTGGCTTTGAGTTGGATCCAGAAACACAGATCGCTAATTTCCCCCTTGGAAATAATTATGAGCCACTTATCCGCTTCTTGGTAGAAGAAAGATTATATTATACCTGGGATAATGGACAAAGGACAACCCTGCGCGCAATAGGTAATATTATTGACCCAGAAGATAAAAACAAATCATTTGACGATATCTTCTTGGAAGATGTGATAGGTATTGCTGACTTTTTTCACCAACCATACAACACGGCGACCGAAATTTTATTTTACAACTATAGCTTTGTCGACAGGCTTCAAAAAGTGCTAATAACATATGGTAACCCAACAAATGCTGCAGCGGAATCTCCGTCGATCGATAATACGCCACCAGAAAATGCAATTGTAAATTTCATTGATAGCACGTCCGGGTCCCCTGTAGTTACTGAAATTTATAATATTCCGGTAGGAAATGCCAGCTCACTATCTGAAGTCCTCGACGCGATAAAGCAGTCTGATGCCTATCAAATATTCATAAATCAGATGTTTAACCAAGATGCGATTATGCTTGGACTGGTTATGCACAACTTCTATCTTACAAACAGTTATTTCTCCGAGATATCTGATTCCTTCAGAGGCACGAAGAGAGCAATTATTAACTTTATGAACATGACAGATGCATCGTCCCGACCTCCAGTTCGTGATGGATCATTGGATAATAGTTTCGTTGATAGTTTAGCGAACAATGGTCAGCAGGGCCTAGACTCGCTAGCACGAGAAATTTTCTTGAAGTTCTTAAGAGAAACCCCAATTCAGATTCTTAAAGGACTGGTAGAGCTAATAGATCCGCACATTGCAATATCGAAGATTATTAAAACCGTAACGGGTGAGGCGTTCATTAAGGTCTCACAGGCGCTACAAACAGCTATTGACGCGTTGCCAGATGAGCCCCCAAATCCCATTAAGGAAGCGGGCATTACTGGTGAGGATGTTTTGGCGATTATGTTCTGTCTGTATCAGATTCAGCAACAAGCTGCCGCAACCGCACTTTTACCGCAATCCGCGCAGGATGCGATCGATCAAAATAGTGCCGGCGATAGCCCATCATTGTTCCCAAATATCACTCTTGATGGTGTTGATTTTAAGGGATCAATACTTGGTATGTTTATGGCGCCACCGACGCCATTCGGTATACTGTATCTTCTGATTGATCTACTAAAGAATAAGATAGATGAGGATTTATCAGAAACTGAAGAGTTCAGCGCGACAGAAGACCCGCCTCCAGAAGAGTGCTAAAATAAATCATTTAACTATTTAAAAACGGAGGATAAATTTATGGCTTCGGGACTTGCTCCAAGATTACCGCTTGTATTTGATAATGTATTTGGACCATATGGGCTCATTACAGATTATAGAGAGTTGGTAACTCAAAATTTAAAAATGCTGATTCTGACTAGCCCGGGCGAAAGAATGATGGATACCCAGTTTGGGGTCGGATTGAAATCCTACTTATTTCAACCTAACACTGGCGAGACATATTCGGAGATAGAAACAAACATTAGAAAGCAAGCTAAAAAATATTTGCCTTTTATTAATTTAGATAGGATTGAGTTCACAGTGCCAGAAGGCAATCCAGATCTTTTTCCAAACAACTTATCTGTTTCTATATTGTTTACAATTGTTCCTCTACAAAGTAGTGCCATTCTAAATGTAGAAGTTAATAACAACATAAACTAATTAAAAGAGGTAGCAAGCTAAATGTCGAAAAAGAACGTCGCAATCAATTATACAAGTAGAGACTTTGAATCAATTCGCAATGATTTAGAGGATTTTGCAAAAAGATATTATCCAGACACCTATAAGGATTTTAATAGAGCATCATTTGGCTCGCTAATGCTGGACACAGTCTCTTACATTGGAGACATTTTATCTTATTATCTAGACTATCAAATGAACGAAACGTTCCTAGATAGTGCGATTGAATATAACAATGTTGTAAAACTAGCTCGACAACTTGGCTATAAGCTTCAGACAAGCCCTTCATCTTACGGAAGGCTTACATTTTACGTTGAAGTGCCGGCATCTGCTTTGGGCCTTGGCCCAGACGAAAGTTTGATCCCCGTTTTACAGGCTGGTTCTACTTTTAATTCAACAGGTGGAGGCTTCTACACTCTTCTAGGAGACGTAGACTTCAGTAAAGAGGGTAATCAGATTGTTGTAGGATCTGCTGATTCGTCAACTGGTATTCCACTAACATATGTGATTCGTGCAACAGGGACTGCTGTCTCTGGCCGAGGAGCAACGGAAACTTTTTCAATTGGTGCATTCGAAAGATTTAGAAGAGTGCCGCTGGGGGCGTCTAATATCTCCAATGTTATTAGGGTGGTTGATTCTGAGGGGAATACTTATTTTGAAGTTGATCACCTATCGCAAAACATCATATACAAAGCCATAAGAAACACAACTACAACTCGATCTACAGTACCAAATATTCTAAAAGCCGTCCCGGTTGCTAGAAGATTTACGGTTGAGACAGTAGATAATCAGACGTTCTTACAGTTTGGCTATGGATCGGACAACAACGAACTAACTAATCCCGTTGTGGATCCAACCGAAGTAGTTTTGGATTTAAATGGCAGAACTTATACAACAGATGCTGACTTTGACCCCACAAAACTGATAGATACGGATAAATTTGGTATAGGCCCTTCTGACACTACTCTGACTGTAGAGTACAGATTCAACACGACACAGGATGTTAATGCGGCGGTTGATACTATATCTGGTGTTTCGAATGCCGATTTTAAATTCAAAAATCAAGGATCTTTGCCCAGCTCAGACAGAAATTCTGTTATTAGTTCTCTTGAAGTTACTAACGAAGAACAGTTTGTTGGTAGTGTATCGTTACCTTCGTCAGAGGAGATCAGACAGCGAGCCTATAGTTATTTTGCAACGCAAAACCGGGCCGTCACAGCTCAAGACTATCAAGCAATCTGTTATGGCATGCCAGCAAAGTTTGGAATGATTAAGCGCGTAGCCGTTGCCAAGGATCCTGATGAGTTTAAGAGAAACGTAAACATTTATGTAATGTCGGAGAATAGCTCAGGTAAACTGACAGTTGCCAACACTTCATTGAAGAATAATTTAAAAAATTGGCTTACGCAGTATAAAATGATTTCTGATACCGTAGATATTCTGGACGCTGAGATTGTTAATTTTGATATAGATTACGAAATCTTGATCGATATAAATGCTAACCGATTCGACGTGATTAATGCTTGTAATGATAAACTTACCTCAAAATTCTCAGTTAAGCAGGATATCGGAGAGCCAATAAAGATAACTGATATTTATCGCGAACTTTTAAAGGTAGACGGAGTGGTTGATGTTACATCTGTGGATGTCGGATTAAAGTCCGGAGGTATATATTCGGAATCTAATTATGATTTTGATGCAGCTCTTTCTGCGGATGGTCGTATGATTGAGGCTCAACCTAACGTTGTGTTTGAATTAAAATATCCAAATGTTGATATTAAGGGATCGATCCGATAATGGCTATCTTAAGATATACGGCGAGCGCTGACAATACAATTACAAATGCGTATGAAGCTAATTTAATTACAAGAGGGACCGGCTCTAATATGGGCTACGCTGATTCTCTTGAAATATTTTCAATTTACGGACAGGAGTCAGGGTCAAACGGCCAGTCGCAAGAACTATCAAGAGTTTTAATTCAATTTCCTGTATCAACTATCTCCGCTGATAGAACTGCCGGCACAATTCCCGCATCTGGTTCGGTATCTTTCTACCTTAAGATGTTTAATGCGGAACATCCGTTTACATTACCACAGGATTTTAATTTGGTGATAGCACCAGTGTCTCGATCATGGTCTGAAGGTACCGGACTTGATATGGACGAGTATAAAGACCTGGGTGTCTCTAATTGGATAAAAGCCAATAGTTCTACATCTTGGACAAATGTTGGAGGTGACTACAGAACCGCCTCAAACTATAATGTTAGTTTCCCGGAGGGTTATGAAAATCTGGAAGTGGATGTTAGTGATGTAGTAGAAAAGTGGATCTCGGGCGCCGACCCAGCTTTTGCTAATAACTATGGTTTTGGGATTCGCTTAACTGCTTCTCAAGAAGCTTATTTTTCTTCATCGACAGGCGCCAACTTGGGATCTTTAATTCATAATACCGTAGGGGCCACTCAATCTTATTACACAAAGAAGTTTTTTGCGCGCTCGTCTGAATTCTTCTTTAAACGTCCGGTCATTGAAGCTCGATGGGATTCACGCACGATGGACGATAGAGAGAACTTTTTCTTCTCCTCTTCGCGCGCGCCAGCAGCTGATAACCTAAACACCCTACAACTTTATAACTATGGGCGCCGCGGCCTCAACAATATTCCGGCTGTTGGGACCAACAAAATATTAGTTTCGTTCTACTCCAGTTCTTTTGGTGAACCCACTGGCTCAAAGATATCTCTTCAGGGAGGAGGTAGCGTCGTCTCTACGGGCGATGTAAACGCTACAGGCAGTTATGTGAGCACAGGCATCTATTCTTGCGATATAGCGCTCACAGCAGCTGCTACGCCCTTACAGGAGATACACGACGTATGGCACTCGGGCGGTGTGGAATACTTCACCGGTTCTTTCTTCCCGGAGCTAATGCCAACCTATGACAGTGCCCCAACCTTTAACAGGATTACATCTTGCAAGAACCTTAAAAAAACATACTCTACACAGGACACAGCACGATTTAGATTCTTTGTTCGTGATAGAAATTGGTCTCCGACCCTCTACACGGTCGCGACCGCTAATAACCCAACAGATATTATTGAAAGTGCTTCATTTTCTGTTCGACGGGTTGCAGACAATTTTCCAGCCATCCCGTACGGGACCGGTTCGGACCTAAGTACATATATGTCTTATGATAAAGAGGGCAACTTTTTTGATTTAGATATGTCGTTGTTAGAGGCCGATTACATGTATGAAATAAAATTATCATACTATAACGACAGCATTGGTGATTGGCAGGAGCAGCCGCAGACGTTTAAATTTAGAGTTGAATGATAATTAAAGTATGAGTTTTAAAACCTTATTTGATAAAGCCACAAAAGTTAGTTCTCTATCAAACAAATCCGCTAGAGATATAGGTGGGGAAGTTGAATCTGTAGGATACCACAGAGAGGACATAAAGCACGAAAAGCGCTTTATTCCTAATGTTGATTATTCTGACCCGGCTAATTTTGCTCGGTACGGCTCAGCCGAAGAGTATTATGTCCAATCAATTGAGAGGGTATATGATACCTATCCTTATGATGGTTCTTTGAGAGAGAAGTTAGAGTGGGAAAACAATTCAACTCTTGTTGATCTGTACATTTTTGATAATCTCTACCCCAGAACCAATGGGTATGCAATTTTTTCAGCAGACGGCTGGGGCACTGGAACGATAACTGAAACTTATGGTCTCCCGGCTAATTTAGAATATGTTTTCTTTGAGGGAGGTCCACACCCAAACCCTAATGGGATGAGTCCATATTCGACTGCTTTTACGGGTTCGAACTACTACGACACATCCACCAACAGGGAAAGCAACCTTAAATACGATCTGCAGGGCAATGGCGTAACAGTTGAGTTCTGGCTGAATAAAACTGAATTTATCCCCGCCTCGACAGAGAAAGAAATAATTTTTGATCTTTGGAACGGAGAGACATATAATACCCCAACCTATGGGCGTCTAACAATTGAACTTACCGGCGCCGCAAGTGGGCAAAATCCATTTCTAATCACGGCGCTGTCTGGGACAACGGGCGTGATTCGTTCGGCGCTAACAAATGACACCACTTTCACGACTGCGTCAGTTGCTGATGGGTCTTGGCACCACTATGCTGTTAGTCTTATATCTGCATCAGCCGGCATCGAAACAAAATTTTATATTGATGGATCATTGAGGAGTACGATAACGCAAGGATCATCCGGTATTAATGAAGTCACCGGCGCGCTACGAGCCAACTTAGCAGCTGCGATCACTAATCCTGCTGCCACATCTGCCCCAGCTTACTCAGGTAAGTTGTCTGGTTCACTGGACGAATTCAGATATTGGAAGACCCTAAGAAGCTCAAAAGACGTAGGAAGATATTTTATAAGTCAAATCGGCGGCGGAACCAACTCAGACCCAGAACCTTTCACAGATACTCAGGAAGACGTTAATACAAAGCTTGGTGTTTATTATAAATTTAATGAGGGAATTACAGGAGTATCTGCGACAGATAGTGTAGTTCTAGATTACGCAGGGCGAATTACAAATGGAACATGGACCGGATATGGTTCAAACTCTAGGAACACCGGGTCAGCGATAGTTCTATCAAATGCCGCCACGAAAGAGTTTTTAGACCCTATTATTAGAGCAAACCACCCGGATGTTGTCTCACTCAAATCAAGATTAGCCAGCTCGGGCTCCGCACACGATGAGAGCAACAATGCCTCTATTTACAATTCAATTCCTGCTTGGATTACGGAACAAGATTCAGAAGGCGAAAAACAGGCAAAATATTTAACACAAATCATATCCAGTTATTTTGATACTTTGCATATTCAAGCTTCTTCTTTAAATAACTTAAAGAACATTGAGTATCCGAGTGGTAGCAATAAACCATTTCCATATTCTTACAAAAAGCTTAACTCTTACGGATTTGTATCACCGGATATCTTTCTTGATGCTGATATCTTAGAAAAACTAGCAGACAGAAGCGAAGGTAGAATTTATGAAAAGTCATTAAATGATATAAAAAACATCATTTACCAAAACATCTATAACAACCTAACTTATATCTACAAGTCAAAGGGTACAGAAAAATCGTTTAGAAACCTCATTCGCTCATTTGGCATTGATGATGAATTGATCAAGCTTAATATGTATGCTCAAAATACTGAGTATGAGTTCCGCGAGAACAGAAGAAGTGTTCTTGTTAATGATAAACTTGTTAACTTTAACAATGATACTAATAAGAACGCTGTTGTATATTCGTTTTCATCACCATCAAATCCAGACTCTACCGGTGTTATAGCATCCGCAACCGAACTGACTGGTGGCTATGCTATTACTTTAGAAGCGGACGTTACTTTCCCACAAAAAGCACTTCTATCAGATAGCAATCATCAGTTTACAAACGCTATAAGTTCATCTGTTTTTGGTGTCCATAGTGGTTCAGCGGATGAGACAGATACATCTTGGCAAGCAGACGACGCAGTTAATTTTCAGGTCTTAACAGTAAGGGATGAACTAAACTCTGACAATGCTCGTTTTGTATTAACTGGAACCGCCGGTGGCTACGTTCCCTACATGCAGTCTTCTTTATACGAGGATGTATATACAGACTCCACATGGAACCTGTCAGTTAGAATAAAACCTGAGAATTATCCTCTAGCAGGATTAGTTGGAGGTGCCGACACAGGTAACTATACTATAGTGTTTGGCGGTGTTGAAGTAAGATCGGGTGAAGTTGTTAACACATTCTCCGTCTCCCAAACAATTAGCTCTCCACCAAATTCATTTATTAGTGGATCAAGAAGAGTCTTTCTTGGCGCTCACCGCACAAACGTTACCGGCACAGTTTTGCAAACTTCTGACGTTAAAGTTAACTCTTGTCGATTTTGGCTAGATTATGTTGAGGACCAAGCCCTACAGGAACATGCTCTAGACACTGAGAATCACGGTGCTTTGCGCCCTAGCTTGTATGCTTTCCCGTGGGACACCGACGCATCATATGGCGAGGTTTCTAAACTAGATACGCTAGCATTTAATTGGGAGTTTAGTCAAAACACTGGCTCTAATGCGTCAGGGCAATTTATTGTAGAGGATGAGTCCTCGGGATCTGCCACACTGGCGTCTACTAGATTTGGACCTCTGGGTAATATTATAAACAAACAGGTGACCGCTAAGGGATTTGGTTTTGAAGCCTCTTCAACGTCACCGATCAACAAAGACTTTATTGTAGCCGCGCGCCTTAACGAACTAGAAACTATAGCCCCAGCGGAAACAGTCCAAGTTTTAAGTGCTCAGGATCAAAAAGAATTTAAGATTGATTCAAGACCAATAAATTACTTCTTTGCTTTTGAGAAGAGTATGAGCAAAGTCATTTCTGAAGAAATGATAAATACGTTTGGAACGTTAAAGGACTTCAACAATTTGATTGGTGAAGGAGTCAATCGCTATCGAGATGAATACAAAACACTTAAATTTATAAGACAAAAATTCTTTGAAAAAGTTGGAAATGATGAGATTGATTTTGATCGTTTTTATGAATTCTACAAGTGGTTTGATTCATCTTTATCCTTTATGCTTGGGCAACTTGTTCCAGCGTCAGCTGATTTTGCGGAGAATGTTCGAACCGTTATAGAAAGTCACGCTCTCGAAAGAAACAAGTATAGAAATGTTTTTCCATTTATAGATTCAGAAAATAATGTATTTTCGTCATCCTTAGTGAGCAATGTGGACTACGGTGACGCTATCTCTTCTCCAGACGATGACCCACAGGGCACAGGGTTTTATCCTGCCCACGCTCCTAGAAGAAGAACAGTGGGACTGTCTTCACGCGAGTTGGTACAGAAATGGAAATATGTACACGCACCCGAAGACGGAGATCAGAAAAAGAAGTATCTTTGGTGGAAGAATAAAGCGGAAAGAGATAATCCCACAATCTCCGAGAACACCGCGGTAAACAATTCAAGGGGCGCTATTTTATCTGTCATTGATCAGGTAACAGTCCGCGAAGCTCTTCGGCCATATCGCTTCTCTGTTGCTGGATCCAAAGTCCTGGGCGGCGCAGGCCAGCACCAAAACAAAGATGTTAATTTTGTATTTCAGGCTACACAACCATACGGGCCAGTTAGCGAATCATCCAATATTCCGATTAATATAATGCTGTCATTTGATACAGATGTAGAAAACCTATTGGACACAAATGATGAATTTTACCCGAACTATAAGCAAAGACTTGGCTTCGGCTTAAATCCGGACATAAATAAAAACAACTATAATAAGTTAAAAATGAATGGTAATAAGATAGCACCATTTAGTTTATATGAGACCTCGGAACAGACTACCTTTAATGCTTCTATATCTGCTTCTTACAAACCCGGGGTCACCGTTACTAATCTCCATCATGATTTTGTTGCAGATACTGTCATACCTGCTCAGAGTCCATTCACAGAGAAGTTTGTCGGAGGCCGATACTATCGTCACATTGAATTGAATAATGGCTCTGATACGAGATTTACCCGAGCCGAGGGCTTTAGGTTAGCCTTGGGACTCAACCCCGCTAGCGCCGAAATTCCAGTAGGAGCATCTGGCGCTCTTGGGATAATACCGCCAAACTATCCATTCTTAGATTCCGCTTCCGGCTCAGCACCACATGGGTGGCTACCAGATTTAGCAACTGCGCAGCGCTTCCGAGATGAAACAGCCAAGCGACCGGTAAACATTAAGAATATCTTAATGACAACGGCATCAGTTGGCACCAGACTATCCGGAGTTCTGGTACACAATCCAATAGGCAATTATCAAAAGAACTATCAGGTGGTACAGACTTCTGGACGATCGATTAATGACCCATTCTTCCAAGATCAGTCATTTAGTTTCGCTGCTAACCCAGAGACCCTAGCAACAAGGGGACGCTTCCCACTGGTGGAAGATTCAACAGAAAATACTGGCGGCGATTTGGAATATCAACTTCCTAACCGAGATGGTGCGAATTCTAACAAGACAGTGTTTGTTAACTTATTCTCGTCCCCCGGATCGTATGAGGTTTTGTCTAGGGGTTATAGAGATCCCGCACACGAAGAGTTGTCTGTTTATAACGCTTTACCATACCGTAATCTTGGAATTATTAACAGAGGATTATCAGGCTCCAATACAGATAACTCTTTAACAGGGTCAATTAGGGTCGATGATCATATTGGCAAGCCACGAGGTCTAAATCAGTTAGCAACTCTGCATGCAGGCGCTTTTGGTCATGACCCTGTTTTTGGTTCGGTGCCTGAACTAACATATGTAACAATACCTGCTTGGCACAAGACAAATAGAAATACAAAGACTAGAGTTGTAGAAGGTGGCACCAACGCGTCGGTGTTCGATAACCTATTCGTGCAGCATGCGATCCCAAGGTCGACCCAACAGTACTCCTGGGTTACGGCATCATTAGATCACGGATTGACAATCTATGGACTTCAAGGGCCCACCTGTTATAGTGCTAGTGTCCTGTCTGAATTGATTATAACTGGCTCTGATTATGAAGACCTTTCTTTCGTTGGTCTTAACACAGCTATTGTCGACCCCTTAACGGCTTCATCACATATTCTAGGATTTCCTCTGGCGGCTAATGCTAGTGCTTCTTACATTAATAATGATTACTGGAAGCCTCCTGCACTAGACACCGCCGCGGATTACTTTAACTTTGCAATTACAACTAGGAATGGCCCGTGGGGTTACCCAACCTGGAAACAGGTACGCACAGGTGAAACCAAGGTTGCCAGAAAACTACGGGAAACAAATAAGATAGGCGCTTTAGTTCCTCCTTCGCTAGTTCCGGTGAAGACATCTAATGGGGGCACATTCCAATACAATCGCGCTCTCAAATCAAATGAATTTGTTGACTACACTGAGCAGCCTGTAAGCTCTCGCTACTCTCCAACAATAGTATTGCTAGAGGATAATTCAGATGATTCTAGTCCCTTAAATGATATTTCGTTGAGAGTAGTCTACGGTAACGAATTGGATTCATTCTCTAACGAGTCATTAAATAACCGTCTAAACGTCTCTGTTCCTGACCTAGCAAATAATTCCCTAAACACTGTGTTTGATTATGTAGTTGGCAGCAATTTAAGCACTATTATTGACTACAAAGAAAGAATATACCCAGCAGAAATAAACGCTTACAAGAATGTAGTGCGCCGCAGAACATCCTTTACAATTGATGACATTTGGAACGACGACCCTGCGCAACGTAGATTGATAGGGCCCAGATCGCTTGGGACCGTCTTCGCTCCAACGCCCGGGGGGACGCGACTCCAAAATTCTCAGGGAATTCTTGCAGCTGATGCATCTGTATTCCCCCTGGACGCGCGCGAAAAATTCACTACTGAACTTGCGCTTGTGCCATCAGCATCATCTACCTCCGATCCCACCGCTGATACGCTAGGCGAGGGTGAGCTACAAAATATATACTCGCGCTACGCTCCCGCCGACGTCGCCGGCACCAAGCACGGCACAATTAAAGCCGGCGCCGTTTATAATGCACGCGTCCCTGCAGGTTCAGCAAGCACTGCCCAAGTGTCTGTCTCTGGGATCGGACTAGTGCCTCTAGAACCCGTCTACGCGGGCGATGCGTTGTGGGAGGCTGCTGACCAATCAGGCAAAAAACCACACCAACAGTACACGTCGTATGCTGAGCGGATTGCTTTAGTTGGCAAAGATCACTCAATTGTCCCCGAGTTCCGCATAAGCGAGCTAATGGAAACTTACCTTAACGAAAAGGCTGGAGATTTCCTGGCTGAGCTTGATAACGTATTTAGTCTTACTGGAGCGGCGATATCCGACAGTTCTGAAAATGAATTCTTTAGGACTTACACAAATTCCGATTTCTTAAAATACTTCTCGGTTATTGATGATGATCTACATGATCAGCGTTCCGGCGATCTTAAAATACAAAGAGATAAGATTTCTCTTCGCTGCAGCGCAGTCACTAAATTCTTGCCATACAAGGGTTTTTACCCCGCTGAGCGTACCGAGGAATTGGCTTCATTGTTGTCGCAATCTTATGGCTCCTTTATTGAAATCGGAGGAGTTGCTGGCTCTACCTCTCGCCCGATGATCCTTAGAGCTATCGTAGAACCATTTTTCGCTCCGGGAATTATGTATAACACAATTAAGAGTGGCATCGCGGTCAGTAACTATGTTATGACCAACACCGGTAGCAATCAAGACACCGTACGCTCTTCTGTGGCAGCACCAATTGTGAGCGGCGCCGTCACACATTTACCAGAGGGAGCTGTCAAATATCGCGAGATGTTAAACATTCGTGATAATAATCCTGCTGGCTCCGGTAACAACGGCTATGTTCTTGAGAAGATCCCCTTTGAGGCACTTCAAAGTCCGCTAGGATTTTTAGATTCATCGACCCTTTCGGGCTCTGGTGCTTTTTATGATACAGGAGTTGATCGGGTATCGGATGCACTTCCGAATAAAGCTCTAGGAAGCATCGATGGCACTGATTTTATTCAGATCAATAATGGTACGAAACTTTATGAATTTGCCATCGACAATTTCCTTTGTGAGACAACCAACTTCTTTATGAATGGACTTACGTCTTTCCGCTCTAAGCGAGAGGACCAGTTTGGTACTGTAAAGAGTGGCTCCACATACAGGTTGAGAGTCGATATGTTCCGCACACTCGGCTCAGAACGTGGCGAGATGAAGGTGGCTGGCACACAGACCATCGATACGCTTCTCCCTGATAGAAGAGCTTTTGACCTTTACGGCCGCGAATCAGCTTTCGGATATCCTATTGGTCAAGGGTTATCCACTGCCGCCCAATCCGCATCATTTAACCATGTGGTGCCAGCTTACTATCACGGGCGCGCCTCTGTGGACTACGTTTACACAGCCACAGTGACAGGGCGCCCAACGTTGGACGAAATTCTTTCTAACACAGTGATCAGCTTCACTCAGCAGTATCCTCATGACCACATTGTTGAAGCGAGTATAAACGCTGGAGATTCCCTAAACCTGACAGACTTCTTCACAGAAGTTCCAGAGGGAACAGTTGAACAGAAAAAGGTTTGGCTCATCCAATCTAAATTTGAGACCCCGGTATTAAATTTTGCCAATGTGTCCTACACAGCTCCCACAGGCAGCCTAGTCGATTCAGATTTGTCCAGCTCAGCTCAAATTAAGGTTAATGGTATGTGGCACCAGTATGGTGAAGCACTTAAAGAAAGCAACCAAGGCATTTTTGTAAATATCAGATCAGGTCTAGGCTCACAGAATCTGGCCGACATTGTTGGTTTTGAAACTGGTAAGCCTTTAAGGATTGGCGAAGCTAAGGAGGAAGGCCTGCTTGAGGAAGCAGTCGTCGCAATTCCTTTCAAGATCGCCAGTGGCGTTAGAAGATTCTTCACAATTACAAAGGACAATCCAAATTATAATACCACCAAGGCCCTCATGGAAAAATATGTTTTCCCGCCGCGCTTTGATTTTGTTATCAATAAAACAGTTGATCCATTATTGATGTATGGTTTTGAATTCTCGGCAAAATTATCGCAAAAAGATATTACAGATATGTGGCAAAATTTGCCGCCTGATGCTGGCGAAAAGTTTGAACAAAAAGATGTGACTATTGAAGACAGACAAGTTCTTGACTTGTTGGTCAACGATTCAGACGAGATCCAGTGGATGGTATTCAAAGTTAAGAAGCGCGCGAAGAAATCGTATGAAAAATATAGAAGATCGCTTGTCACTGACGATACATCAGCTTTCCCAGATAATATAGGTAACTACAGTTATAACTGGCCCTACGATTACTTCTCTCTTGTAGAACTAGTTAAATTTGATGAAACCGTAAGGTACACCTCTAGAGACCTAAAGGATAACGAATGAGCTTTTTTGATAAAAAAGAAGAAGTTATAGAAATGAAGTTGACCGAGTATGGCAAGAGAAAGCTGCAACTTGGTCGCTTAAACCCAACTTTTTACGCGTTCTTTGACGATGATATTTTGTACAACACAAATGCTGCTGGATTTACAGAGGCTCAAAACGACGCCGACAGAAGAATACGTTTTGATACGCCAGCTCTTAAAGTCCAGAAAAGCACGACTGGTGCCGAGACAAGAGTTAACCAATTTTTGGATGATGTTTCTGGGCCACTACAAGAGACCGGTAGTGCCGGGGAATATATCATTTCTGAAAACTCTGTTGCATTTGTTAATGCTTTCCAAGACACGCCGCAGTTTGCACAAAAGTTTTTCCTGGGATCTGACCCGCTTGGAACGAGCGATCTTAAAACCCAATATGCCCCGGCGTGGCACATCAATGCGCTAGAAGGACAGATATCTGCAAGTCAGTACTATCAGACTGTTAACCTTACATCCAGTAACGCAGGGTTAGCAAACGGAATCGTTAGAAATATTCCTCAGATTGATATAACAATTGATTACAAAACATTTTACTCATCGGATGATGAGATGGACGACTTTACATCCGCGCAGGCAGAAAAAATTATTAGGCTAACAGAGGACAACCCAACAGGAGTGGCGCTGTATCTGGAGGAAAATTATTTAGTCTTGGATGTTGTGGAGAGAAATTCAGATAATCTAAAAGAGAATTTTGAAATAGAAGTATTTCTTTCTGGTTCGGATGGGACATACTCCAAAAAAACGTTCTTAACAACTGAGACACTGGGCGACGTTATAGGAGACCAGAGCGTCGAATTTTATGCTAACATACTTGTTGATGCCGAGATGCCAAATGAGGCTATTGATAGACTAAACATACAAGAAAGCACACTTAAGGGTACTATTGCGAGAACACAACTTTCAAGAAATCTATACACTTCTGATAATGAGGAGCCTTGCTAATGTTGAATATTTCAAGTGCGGTATTTAATTCTCGCCTTCCAGTGCCGCTTATTAAAGAAATAAGGATTATTCCTGTTGATCAAGAGCAAGAGCAGATAAAGCAATTTAACTTTATTGTTGATGTAGTTGTCAGCACAACAAACGATAATTATGATAACGCTTTTAATTTAAATGTTAGCGCTATAACATCCAGGAGGGAGGAAGACCGCATTAGGATCCCACAGATCTTGACAGGCTATACCAAAGCTTCCTCCCCATTAATTAAAAATGTTAAAGTTGATAACTTAGTCAAGAATACATCAGCACAGTATTTTAACAAAAATTCAGATTCAACTTTATATTCAAGAATTATTAGCGTTCCCTTCAGCCTGGAGACAGTAAATGATATAAGGCATCTTACAATTTTGTGCTTTACGAGCAGTATAAACAAGAGGAAAGATTCTAATGTTCCGTTTGATATGTCTGAGGGCGCGGTGAACACTAGTCGACCAATTCTGGAAAAAGTATTTAGGCAAGGTTCAATTAGCAGACAATCAGCTGTATATAAAATGCTTAATACAGTAGCAGGCTATGGACAAGAAGGGGATATCTGGGTCGGCCCAGTTCACTTACATCCTGGTAATGGTTTAATGGCCGAGGCACAACATGTCGATCGTCCTCATCCACGCCTCAGTATGATTATGTTGCCGAATCAGAAGATTAAAGATTACAGAACCAAATTAGTTAATGACTTCATAAATTTGCGCAGTCGCACAGAAGCATCAGGGGAATATCTTTCGAAAGTCTATTATTCTAGATCCAAAGATGGCTCTGTGAAAATACACACAAATTTCAGTTTTCTCAGATATTTGAGGGAAAATGCCCAACTATCCCACTTGCTAGATAATAACGAAAGTCTTTTATCTACCGCTGAATTGTTAGATATCAAGGTTTACAGAACCTCTGTAGGTAAAACAAACTATGGTAATTTTTTAACACCTGATAAAATT